AGGGGAGTGGTTTTCGTATGATTTGGTCCCACAAGATGGCCAAGGGGGTGGAACAACTCGCATATCTCCCAGTATTTGTATACACCCACGGACCACTCAGTACCATCCTAAAGATTGATCGGAAACCGGACCTAGAAATTCTAAAGATGTCAGTGGTTCGAACGGACGCTCCCCAGACACATGTGATTGAACCACCATCTGCTACCATTGGGGAGGGAAAATTTACTCGTGAGCAAACGAAGGACGAGGTCCACAATGAGGAATTGAGATACATGATTGAGAAATTTGTAAAAAAGAATTTGGAGGGACAGGGTGGTGCCACGATTACAAAAATATTCAAACACAATCTTTTATATTTAGTTTCAACAAATTCAAAATACTGTGAAAATCTCAAAAGAGATCATGGGTCGAATCATGTATGGTTTATAATCAGTGGACGATGTATTCTCCAAAAATGTTTTTGTAGGTGTGAAACTATTTTGGGGAGGAGGGATGGTTTCTGTAAAGACTTTTGTGGTCGGCGTCATGAACTTCCACCTAACATAGTCTCCCATCTGTACCCAGATATTTCGGAAGTTAAAAAGTGTAAGGATATCAAGAAGTTTGTCGAACCCCCTAAAATTGAATCTGGGGGTTTGAACACTTCAATAGAGAAATTTATACAGGTCAATAAGGAGGGTCAAAGTAATACAAAAGTTTTGAGAATAACTTCGAGTACCTCTGGTTTCAATGTTCTCACCAACTCAGGATACTGTGAAACAATCAAGGGTGTCCACGATGATTCTACAACTATGGTCTACCAAATCAAAAAGAGGAAGGTGATCACCCAGTACTGCCCAAAGTGTAAAGAAACGAAGCGTGTCAGAAAACATGAGCTACATTCCAGTATAGCATCTAAGCTGTCTTCTAAAGGTACTTAAACAGATGTAGCCTAAATACATTAAATGCCCGCCGCTGTCACGACACGCTCAGGAAGAAAGATTAAAAAGCCGGAAAACTTCGTACCCACCGAACACAACGTTGAAGATGATTTCGGTGACGATGAACATGATTCTGATTTCAATTCTGACATCGATACCTCAGATGAAGAAGACTTTAGTTCGGAAGATGATGAGAGTGACATGGACGAAAATGGAAATCTAAAGGATTTTGTGGTAGATAGTGAAAGTGAGAGTGAGGAAGAATAAGCTTAAAAAAATAGAGTACAGTATTAGAAATGGAAACTGATATAGGAAATCCAATTGATTACAATCCTAACATCGATCCCCTTATACAGGAAAAAGTTGATGAACCCCAACCCCAAGAGGAACAGCCATACTATTTCCAGCAACCTGAAATGAACTATTCCCCACAACCTGAAAAGACTGATTTTTTTTCATCCGTAGACAAGTCCACTTGGATTGTAGCGTTCGCTGTATTTTTACTTGGTTTCTTCATGGGTAAGACCATGCAACCTGTCATCCTCAGATACAACTAAATCTTACTTCTCAAATCCTTTTCGATTTGAGCAATAAGGTTATTTACCCATTTATTTTTTTATATTTACGCAGAGGGCTCCTCCTCGACTGTGTCGAGGGCCTCTTCAGCCTCTCTCTGTTTACGACGTTCCTCAATCTCAGCGGCGACGATCGCATCGGCTTCCTTGACGAGCTCTTCCATCGGGGCATCGGGCTTTTCCTTCTTGAGCTTCTCTAAAACTTCGGAGGGGTGGCTGATTGGTGCCTCATCTGGTTTGGTGTAGAACTTTGAGTTCTCATCACCCGGGGTGTAACCAGTCTTGGTATCCATCATACCCTGTTTACGCTCTTGGAACATCCTCGCAGCTTGGGATTGGTTCTCCTTGTAGCCAGTCATAATCTCTTCGAGTTTATCGTTCGTGTAGTGTACGTCCTCAATCTTGGAGGAATCTGGTGGAATGAGGAGCCACTTGTACATATCCACAACGTAGATGTCGAAGGTGGCATCCTCCTTCTGTAGACGCTTCGCGTGGTTCGCCGCCTCATCACGGGTCGAGAAGGCACCACGAAGTTTGATACCAAACTTATCAGTCTTTTGGGGACACTCTGGACCAACGATAGAGATGCACGCAAAGACCTGACCGGGGACGGTTGTATAATCCTGTTCGAGAGACATTATATTCTTAAAGTGCACTAAAACTTTAAGCCTACTTAAAAGGTTGTCGATATAGTATACATATGCACCAATTTTGGGATACACAGCCAGTGCCTAGGGAGGGGGTGGCACCTGGTGAAATCGAAGGGGGTAGGGAATGTAAATCTGAACCACCCACACTCCCGGATGGTTTTATGTGGTCACAGAGTACATTGGATGAGGCGCACCTATTTTTATCAAACTACTACGTTTCAAATGATACTTTCAGACTCACCTACACTAGGGATACTTTGAAGTGGGCTATTCAGGATCATGTCGCCATTCGTAAAAGGGATACCAGTGAACTTGTTGGATACATTTCGAGCGCCCCCCTAGATGTGAGGGTTGAGGGCGAGACCAGGAAGATGGTGCAAATAAACTTTCTATGTATCCACCCCTCCCTGAGGTCTATGCGTCTGGCACCCATCCTGATTGGTGAAATTAGGAGACGTGCAAATAGTCTAGGAATTTGGCAGGCCATGTATACCGGGGTTTCTAGGATACCCACACCAATCGCCAAGGCGAACTATTGGCATAGATTTTTGGACGTCAAGAAACTTATAAAGTTGGGGTTCCATGAAACAAATCGTCCTAGGGAAAACTACTACGAAGTTCGGGGTCCATCTAAATATTCATGGAGGAAGATGACCTCTAGGGATGTCCCTAGGGTGACCCACATTCTCAAAGAGTACACCAAGAATTTCAAAATTGCCCCAGTCATAACGAAAGACTATGTCAAACGTTGGGTCCTACCAACCCATGCCTATGTGAATGATCAAAGTGACACCTTCATATCCCTCTATAATATTCCCTATGAACGTAATGATGGAGAGGGCGCGGTGAACCAGGCCTACCGGTTCTACCTAGTTGGTGATGTATACAATGACGCCTTCCTCATAGCGAAGAATTTAGGCTACGATGTTCTAAACACACTCAATGTGGGTGTAGGTAGTAAGTACCTAGAGGACCTTAAATTCATGCCCGGTTCGGGTCACGTGTACTACTATTTGTTTAATTGGAACCTAAGTGAATCAATTGAAACAGAAAGTATATCCCTCATTTTACCATAATGAGGACTGGTGGTACAGGTGGTGCGAACACGAACGCAAGTGGAAAACCTTTCGAGGAATGTTTTCGTCCATTGGGGACTCATGTGATTGGGGGCAAAGTCTTTGAGTACATTGACCAAGACAAATTTGTTGAGCACATGAGGGACCTAAAAGATCCACAGTGGACACACAAAAAGAAACCCGACGGTGCACTCATTAGTGAAGACAGAAAAACTGTATTTATCATTGAATGTAAACATCAAATTGTCGCGGGTTCGGTGGATGAAAAGATTCGTTGTGGACCATGCCTTTTGGAAGAGTATAAACATCTTTATCCCACGGTTGATAATATCTATATGATGTTCATCGTAAATGAATGGTGGTTCTCACAAAAAAAATACGAAGTTGCTATTGAATTTAACAAAAAACATGGGATACCAGTATTTTTTGCGAAACAGAAAATTGAGTCTGCGTGGAGAGTGCATGTTCAAAAATCAACAAACAAGTGGACTTTTTATCCAGCCTTTTACGTTGTCGATGAAGAAGAAGTTTTTAATTGGATGACGAGACGAGTACCTCGGTCGTCCTAGATTCTGGGTTCTTACTATTGATGGCTCTACGTGCTTCTAGTTCCTTAATTTTGTAATCTGAAAATGTGTTCACAACTAAATCAACCTTTGCGTTGCTCATCACAAAGTCTACACCAGATTTCTTGGTGAGTTCGAAAAGTTCCTCATGATCCTTCAACCCAAACCCATCTTTGGTGTAGCCCACGAAGGATGTTTTCGTCTCAGGTGCGTAAGGTGGATCCAGGTAGGTAAAGTCTCCACGCCCCATATTTTCAAAAGCCTCTCTAAAATCACACTGTCTAAATTCAACATCCTTGATGAGTTCACTCACTTCGGTCAGCTCCTCTAGGGTAATTTGGGCAGGTGTGGTTTTATAATGACCGTAAGGTACGTTGAACCCATTTGGTCCCTCCCTGTACACACCCCTAAAGCACATCTTGTTGAGGAATATAAACATCGCTGAACGTTGGGGTGTCTCCACCTTTTCTGTATTGAATCTCTGTCTTACCCAGTAGTAGTAATTCTCCTTGGATTCCTTGGCTTCCTCCAGGGTTTGGGGTTTTCTATTCACCACCAATCCAGAACAACCTTCATATTCTTCGTACAACTTCGTGAGGTGGGTGTGAACTTCTATGGGGGTGGATTGGATATTCTTGTACAATGCGATGAGTGACCCATTTAGATCGTATGCAAATACTTTACCGTGGACGAGACCCCTCGAAAGTACAGATAGCAGAACACTCCCACCACCCACAAAGACTTCATGATAGTTTGTAATATTTGAAGGAAATAAACCTAAGACGTCTTCAATAATTTGAGTTTTACCACCAACCCATTTAATAAACGGTTTCATATTCTAATTTCAAATTAAAGTTTTAAGCCGTTAATTGAATATGGAAGAGATTCGTCGGAACCACAATGATGCCAAGAGGTCCCTGATACAGTCTGTCGCTCAGAAGGGGCAGTGTATTCTGGATGTTGGGTGTGGTTTTGGTGGTGATCTTCAAAAATGGCACAAGTGTGGGGTCAATATAAACATGTGTGACCCAGAGCCATCGGCCCTAGTGGAGGCTAGGTCCCGTGCGAAAAATATGCACCTACGGGTGAACTTCTACGAGGGTGACATACACCAGTGCCCGAATAGAAAGTTCGATGTGGTGTGTTTCAACTTTTCTTTACACTACATCTACAAGACGAGGGAATTCTTCTTCAGTTCTCTACGGGAAATCAAGAAGCGTATAAAACCAGGTGGAAAATTGATAGGTATCATCCCAGACTCTGAGAAGATTGTGTTTAGGACACCCTACCGAGATGAGGATGGGAACTACTTCCTAACACGCGGTGGGTATGGAGAATATGGTGAGAAGATGTTTGTACACTTGGTGGATACCCCATACTATGCGGATGGTCCAAAACCGGAGCCTATATGCTACAAAGATCGCCTTGTCACGAGTTTAGAGGAGATGGGATTTAGACTAGAACTTTGGGAGGGTCTCACAGGAAACCCAATCTCAGAGTTCTATAGTAAATTTATCTTTGTTTATAAGAGATGATAGCGTTTATTGCATTGATACTCATCAACATCCTGATACTCCAGAAGACCCACGAACCCCATGAGTTTACGGAGGTCAAGGAGAAGTATCGTATTCTCAGGAAGCACCTCGAAGACACCAACAGTGAAAAGTTCCACATGTTGGTGCGTCATGTCCCAGTCACAGGATATACACGTATGAAGGATACGGTAGGCTACAATACAAACAAGGGTGGTGAGATTGTGGTGTGCCTCAAGGGAAATTCCAATGAGATTTTCCATGTACTCATCCATGAGTTGGCTCACTGTACGGTCAAGGAATATTCCCACTCCCCAGAATTTTGGAAGAACTACACGGAACTTAGGGACATGTGTGTGGAGTTGGGTATATACGAAAAGATACCAGAGAAGACAAAGTTCTGTGGTCAGCACATTCAGGATAAATAATCTTGGGATACATTAAATGAAAACACCTGTGAGTGTTTTAATTTCAGTCATAGCATATTGGTTGGCTATATTTGGTGTGATGTTGGTACCAACATTCACTAATATCTATTGGTTCAACCTTATCTGGTTAACTATGGTTATACCAAATGTTCTCCGTCTCATCGTGAACACGATTCCCCGCCTCGCGGTTGACCGTATCTTCTTCTTCGCGACAACTATGTTGTCTATGATATCCATGTATTTCATTAACC